TCGAGGTCGTGATAGGTGAACGCCTCCAGGAAACCGTAGGTCGTGCCCGCGGCATCCGAGAACGGCGCGATGGCCCACGGGATGTCGGGCGTGATCGTGCCCGTCGACGGGTCGTACGCCATGATGAAGCGATTGCGGTCGACCTGCTGCGTCGCGTTGGGACGGTACAGCGGACGGTCGATCAACGAATCCTGCACCGGGATGCCCGACTGGATGGGGTAAATGGTGCAGACCAGTTTGGTCAGGTCCGAGCCGCCCATGGCTCGGACTTCGTAGGACTCGGGTCCGATGAACGGGCCGGCTTCCTGCGAAAAGCTCGAGCGAAACTCCTGCAAGGTCGGCATCAAGCAAGCTCCAAGAGCGGCGCAGGCACACTCGCCGCGAGCTGCAGCGGAGGCGCGGACGGCAGGAGTGGCGCGAGCTGCAAGGGCGGCGCGTCAGGCATACGACTTGTTGCCTTCAAGCGTGTTGATGTCCAGCATCCTTTCAACACCAGTCGAGTCCAGGATGTACAGATGGTGGTCCGCCTTGGCGTACAGACGGACTTTGCCTGCCGCGGGTGTCGCCGGCGTGGCAATCTCCGCAATTTCAGTGAACGTGCCCGCGACCAGCGGGCCAGTCAGCGTGCCACCACTGAGTTGCAGGTAGCGCGCGTCCGCAGTCGCCTGCGACAGCGGCGTCGTCCAGCCCGTGTCGTAGTTCGTCGCCGTGTTCTTGGTGAGCACCTGACCTGTCGTGCCACCGGTTGCTACTCCAGGACCGGCTGCACCCGCTGGACCCGTCGCGCCTGGTGGTCCTTGCGGACCGACTGGGCCCGTCGTATCCGGCAATGTCACGCTCGCGACCGTGCCGTTGTCGAGCTTACGACTGACGATCAGCTTGCCGGTATGCACCCACGTCCCGTCTGTCTGCTGCCCGCCGACCAGCGTGTACTCAGACGTGGACATTGGTCACTTTGGCGCCGGGTCGTTTGATGACGATGCTGGCGCGCACACCGCCCTGCGAGGCGCGGTTGTCCCGACGGTACACCGCGGCCTCGATAGCAACGTACGCGCGCCGATAGTCGGCGTCGCTGGAGAGCGCCAGCTCGCGCATGCCGTCTACTTGCGGCAAGCTGAGCCACCAGTCGCCGTCGACCACGTCGGGCGTGTTCGCGTCGCCAACCATCGGGTCGCCGTCCAGGCAGTAGCCGTCGCGCTCGATCTTGATATCTCTGACGACGCCCTCGAGCAGGCGGCACGCGCGCTGGACCTCGACCTGGTCCTGGCAGTAGCGCACATTGTGGCCGGCATACGTCAACCGGAAAAAGCCCGAGCCGAAGACACAGTCGGATCGATGCGCCACGCCGGTGACACTCAGGTACTCGGTCCGCCCGTGCTCGTCGATCATCGCTAAACCGTGACGAAGGTCCGGTCGGTGGAGTACGTGGTGATGCCGTTGGCGCTCGCACCGATGCGGTAGTGATACGTCGTCACCGTCGTCAGGCCGGCCAGCCCTTTGACCTGCGGACCAGTACCGGTGCCCAGCGTGTTCTGCGTCCCGTACGCCGTCGTCAAGCCGTAGTCGACCCAATTGAGCGCCTGCGCCGATAGCGTGTAGTTGATATTCACGGTCGTCGCCGTCATACCCGACGCCGAGATGGCCGTAATGGCCGGCGCCAGCGCGCTGGTCGTCGACCCATTCGGCGCGACCGCGGTTGACGCACCGGCGTCGGTCGGCCAGCCGCCAGGCCGTGCAGTACCTGGCGGCTCGTTGCCGCGCCAGTCCACGGGCGTGTGCGTCCACAGCCCGCCCGCGGCACCGACCTGGTTGGCGATCACGCCGCTATCGACCGGCATGATGCTCTTCCTTCTCTTCCTTGTCTTCCTTGTCTTCCTGCTTTTCGGCCCTCGTGTGCTTCTCGGTCGCGTGCGCGCGCGTCACGGGTGGTGTGGAGCCGTTCTCCTCGTTCCAGGCCACGAGGTCCTCGATGGTCTGCTCGCCCGTGATGGTGTAGCCCTTGCGCAGATACACCACCGCGTTGGTAGCGGCCGCCACGAAGCTCTCACCGTCGGTCCGCAGATAGGTGAAGTACAGCGTGCCTGGCGGTGCGGGGACGTTGCCCTGCGTCGCCGACTGGATAGCGAGCGCCTGGTAATCGACCGGTGTCTCAGTCATGAGCTTCTCCCCCTCCGTCGAGACTCGTCGATCGGATCGTGGCTGCGGCCCTCGATAGTGGTGGCACGCGCGCCCTCAGCGCCTAGCTTGCGCTGCAGGTCCTCGAGCGTCTCGGTCACCTCTACACCCCGCAGCAACGCCGGCTCGGGCTCGCTCCGCTTTGGCGTCGTATCCACGACCCGCACCAGTGTGCCGCGCTCCCTGATCGACTTGATCGTGGCTTCGAGTTCTTCGATGCTCTGATCGTCGATCCCGTCCAGGTCGATCAACGCTGACAGCGTCGGGTCTTTGCTGTCGGCTTTGCGGATCGCGTTGATCAGGTTCGCCTTGCGACGCTGCTCGGCAATGACGCGCGGGCGTTCGACGCGTTCCCACTCCTCGATTTCCGACATCGTCTCGCCGCGCGCCGGCACCTCGGCAAGCAGGTGGAACCCTTTGTCAGCGTAATAGGCGCGCGACTGCGGGTCCGACTGAAGCTGCACAATGTACCCGTCGGGCCGCGCGTACCAGCGCAACGCGTAGTTGTAATTCTGACCGCGCTTGGGCTGAATGCCGTTGCGCCCGAGCGTCTTGTCGACCATCCGCTCGGTGAAGGTTTCGGTTGGCACCGCCATGCTTAGCTCGCGCCGCGAACCCAGACGCCAAAGTTGTCGCGCATTTCCTGGTGGCCGTAGATCTCTTCGACCGCGAGCTTCCAGGTGAAGACGTCGATGTCATAAAAAATGTGCGTCTTCGGCGTGCGCTGCATGATCAGCGCGACTGCCTCGCGATGGAAGATCGCGTTGTTCGCCTGACCCGCGGACGGCTTCACCAGGTTGGTGGTGATACCCAGGTTGAGCCCGTACATGTCGCCGAGCATGCCGTTCTTGGCCGGCATACTGCCGTTGCCGATGTAGAGCGCGTTGCTCCACCGGTCGAGCGCCAGCTTGGCGACCTTCTCAGCGGGCGACATGAGAAAGAAGCGGTCATTCTGCGGCGCGTCGGCGTTGTCCAGGAATTGGACCGCGGAGAGTACGTTCGCATCCGACGCCACTGTGCCGAGCGTGCCAACGATCTGCGAAAACCCAGCCACGTCGGTCGCCAGGGCCGTGTCGACGTCGCGTGCGAGCGCATAGCCAAGCTTCTGCTGGTACTCGTTCTGCACGTCAACGATGCTCTGCACCTTCACGATATCTTCGATGCCGAGGGCAGCGTAGGACCACAGATTCAGCGTGATGGTCGTGGCAGTTTCCGCCACCGTCTCATAGAGAATCGCCGTATTTTCAACCTTCGCTCGAGCGGCCAGGTTGCCAATACTGGCGACCTTGACGGTCCTGCCCACGCTGGCGTCGGATTCGAACCCGCGATTGACGCTCTTGGCAAACAGCAGATTCGACTCGGTCGCGCGGAGAACAGCCTTGGACCAGATGTCGGGCGAGAACACACCGTCGGCAATCGTCTTGTCTACGTATTCGAGGGCCCCAGTGGCCATGTCGGTTTACCCCCTAATGTTGGGTGAGGGGGATGCTCCGCGTAGGCCTGTGGCGCACCCCCGGTTTTGGTCGGTTGTTCTCGTCGAACAACGCGTCATACTCTGCGAGTGACATCGCGGCAATCTGTTCGTCTGTCACTTCTCGGACGCGACTGGGGGTACCGGAGTCACGCTCGGGGACAGGCTCGTCACCGTTGAGTTCAGCCATCAAAGATTTGCGAAGAGCAGACTCGCGCTTTTGGAGCTCGAGCTTGACCCGCGCCTCTGAGACAGCCTCCATGTATTCTGCCACTCCTTCGGCGTAGCCCTTGCCGACGCCGAACGCTTTGCCGGCGACCTCCTTCTGGATGGCCTCCGGCAGGTTCTTCTGGAAGGCGACCACGCCATCCATGAAGGGACCCGCGGCCTGGGCGGCTTGCTGCGACGCGAGCTGGCTTTGCAACTCGCGCTGAGTCATCTCGCCCAGGGTGTACAGGTCGCCTGACGCCGCGGCGTCCAGCTTCGCTTTCTCTTGTGCGTCGCGTTCCTGACGCGCCAGGAGCTCACGTGCGCGACGGTCGCCGATCTGGCCGATCAGGCCCGAGACGACGTCGTCTTTCTCGAATTGGTCCCGCGGCAGGTTCTTTGCGAGGAGCCGCAGGGCTTCGGTCGGGTCCTTGGCATCGCGGACCGCGTCGAACCACGATTGGTCGGCCGCGGGTTCCGCCTGCTCGGGTTCGGATCGGGCGGCGTCGGATGCCTCTTCTGCTACCGACGCCGCCTCGTCCACGGTTGGAGGGACGGCCCCTGCTCCAGCCGTCTCGCTTGCGCGAGCCCTGGATTGCCCCCGAGATCGTGCGGGCGGAGTCTGAGCAGGTGCCGGCTCGTCGTCGACCAGGTCGGGGTGGACGGAGTTGTTCCAGTCGCTGGTCGTCACTTCTTCGCCTTGCGCTGCGTCGCGTATGCCGCCGCTACTGCCTGCTTCACGGGGCGACCACTCTTCACCATTTCCCGGATGTTGGCCTTGAAAGCAGCCTTACTCGCAGACTTCTTGAGCGGCATGGTTATCTCCGAATCGTCCCGACGGTGTTGGGCGCGTTGAACTGCGGGAGCGTGTTCTTGATCTGCGTCAGGGCGTCGGTCGGATCAATCCCGTACTTCTCCTGCATGCTCTGCAGGATCAGGTTCTGCGTCGTCGGCGTACTGCTGAGGACGCTCCGCGAGTCGAGCTTGTTCGGGGTCGGCGTCG